TTTGAAGATAACACACACTTCTTTTACATCACTCCCAAAAACTTATTTGGACTTGTAAACATTGCTAAAAGATTTGAAAGTAAATTTTTCATACAACCTGATATTCTACAAACGTATGATAAATTACAAGAATATGATAATGACAGAATTAAATATGTACCAGGTGTATATAATTATGAAATAAAAAATCTGCCAGAACAAGCAATTACAGATTTGGAACAGGCAATAGGAAATCCAAAAGATAATCTTGCATTATATTATGATAGACGTTTACTATATGGTTTGAGTCACTTTGAAAATACTGAGGTGGACAAATCATTGTTTTATTTGAGTCCTTTGGCAAATGCTATTGTAAAAAGAAAAGATGCAACAATGCTTATTCCTGCAAAAAAATTTACAATAAACAGCATTCTAGATGCCTTAATAGAGCTAAAAAGATTTCCTTTATTAGTTGTACTGGATAACAAAAAAGCATTAGACGGACTAGTGTCTATTCATAATGCAACAACTAATTTTACCAAAACAGAAGACATCAGTGTTTTATTTAGGTTAGATGGCGAAAAAAATGAATTCAATCAATATGTTAAGGACAAAAAGATTAACAATATGGTTGCAAAAAACACAAAGATAGTGTATATTAATAATACAAAACTGCCAAAGCCGTTGTTGCAATCAGGATGGATTCCTAGTTGTACTTTAAGCTATGGTGGTAAAAGTTTGAGCTTTAATAATGTTACTTCATATGTTCAACAGTTTGATTTACAGATTGTGTATGAAGATGCAAGTTCAAATACATATTGGAATAGAACAGAAAGAAAATTAATTCATGGCTTCGTGTAAATTGATAATTGAAGATGAAGTTAATATAAAACTAGAAGGATTGCCAGTCGATGTACGCAGGAAGCTCTCTAACTCTCTTAAGTTTGAAGTGCCATATGCTAGATACATGCCTCAATATAAGTTGGGTAGATGGGATGGCAAGGTTGGATTTTTTGGCCTTGGCGGCTCTGGCTATGTCAATCACCTTGATACCATTACTGATGTACTACATAAACAAGGAATAGAGATAGCAGAAATAATTGACAGAAGAGAAGTTCTTAATTTAAATTTTGATGATATACAAGACGATTTCTGGGGTAACAAAACCTGGCCAAAAGGTCATCCTGCCGAAGGCGAACTTATAAGACTACGGGATTATCAAGTTGAGGTTATAAACAACTTCTTGCAGAATCCTCAAGCACTACAAGAAGTGGCTACAGGCGCTGGAAAGACTATTATAACTGCTACACTATCAAAGCTCACAGAATCATATGGGCGTAGCCTAGTAATTGTTCCTAACAAAAGTTTGGTAACACAGACTGAGGACGATTATATAAATTGTGGACTTGACGTTGGCGTATACTTTGGCGACAGAAAAGAGCTAGGCAAGACTCATACAATATGCACTTGGCAAAGTCTTAACATACTTGACAAAAGAAGTAAGTATGGCGAAGACGTATTGAGTCTTGCTGAATTCTTAGAAGGTGTATCTACTGTTATAGTAGATGAAGTACATCAAGCAAAGGCTGAAGTTTTAAAAAAATTATTAACACATAATCTAAAAAATGCTCCTATACGTTGGGGGTTGACTGGAACTATTCCAAAAGAAAAATTTGAATTTGAAGCCATACATGCAAGTATAGGTCCAGTGATAGGACAGATTAGTGCAAAAGAATTACAAGATAAAGGTGTGTTAAGTGCATGTCACGTGAACATTGTTCAGCTAATAGATACACCTGTGCATTCTAATTATCAAGAAGAATTAAAATATCTTGTTACTAACGATCAAAGAGTAGACTACTTAGGCAAATTAATTAATAAAATAAAAGAATCAGGCAACACATTAATACTTGTGGATAGGATAAGTGCAGGAGAAAAACTTACTGCATTGATACCAGACAGCGTCTTTGTAAAAGGAGACGTGAAACTTAAAGATAGAAAAGAAGCGTATGATGAAATTAATGAAGGCACTAATCATGTTGTTGTTGCAACATATGGTGTGGCCGCCGTTGGTATTAACATTCCTCGTATTTTTAATCTTGTTCTCATTGAACCTGGAAAGAGCTTTGTGAGAGTTATTCAAAGTATAGGCAGAGGCGTAAGAAAGGCAAAGGATAAAGACTTCGTGCAAATATGGGATCTTACATCAACATGCAAGTTTGCGAAGCGCCACCTTACACAACGTAAGAAATTTTATAAGGAGGCTCAATACCCATTTACTATTGAAAAAATTGAATGGAACTAAAATGAAAATATTGACCTTAGATAACATGGGTTTGGATCTTAATACTTTGCCTGATCAAATAGAAGAAGATATAAGATTTAGTGTGCTAGATAACTCTGACTCTTCAAATCCTGATTTCTTTTTCATTCCATTAATATTTCTAGAATCTTTTAGCTCTCCGAGTGTGGTTTTAGATATAGGTGGATATGAAATACAAATGCCAATAGATTGGCACATAGCTGTCGGTTGTAGTGATAGCGGAAATGATATAGAAGTATTACCCTTGACAAGTATTGGGGACAGAGGATTTGAAGCATTTTTATTCAATCCACTTACCAGTTTCAAACCAGACTTTACACATGTTAAGGTAATTAATTATTATAATGATGTGAAATGGTACTTTCCTAAAGTTAGAAACGGACACTTGTTAAGTATACCTGTTGAAAATAAAAAGGAACCACTTTGTGCATATTTCATAAAGGATGTCACAAGACAGACTGAAGTTATAAAGTACGGAGAATTATTTTAATGAAAGCTGGAAAAATTTGGGGACAAACAGAACTAATACATGCTAACGGCGTATTAGAATTCCACAGAATAGAATTTAAAAAAGGTTATAAGTGTTCTGAACACGAACACAAATTTAAATGGAACGGATTTTTTGTTGAGTCTGGAAAGATGATAGTTCGTGTTTGGCAAGAAGATCAAGAAGGTTTGGTTGATGAAACTATTCTAAAGGCTGGTGACTTTACACAAGTCAAACCAGGCAAAGTGCATCAGTTTGAAGGACTTGAAGATGGAGTTGCATTTGAACTGTATTGGGCCGAATTTGCTCACGATGATATTGTAAGACGTACCGTAGGAACAAAGGTTAAAAATGGATGAACACAAAGTCTGGTGTAAAACAAGGACTTATACCAGGGGAAGCCCTAATATACGAAAGAGCTAATGGTGTGCTCTATGCCCGTTATAGAGATCCTCCGCACAACATGATTGAACGTTGGGTAGTAGGTGGAGAACCAAAAGCAGTTGCTCAAGCAATGGGTATTATTGACTATGATGAATGGAAAGACATAATGTTGAAAGCAGAGTCAAACGTTACGTTAAAAAAACTAATTAAAAAATTAAGACAAACTTATTATCTAATTAAGGAACCAAATGAGTGAACATACAAATTACTGTACAATGAAGGGCTTAGGTTGGGCTTTTCTAATTATTACTTTTTTTATTGTAGGTGTGCCGGTACTACTGGTAGACAATGCAAAATACTGTAGGCAAAGTATTATTCCTTGCTATCCATGGACGGTACCAGAGTGAGTGATTATCCCGAAACAATAATTTATGTTGATGGGCCTGGAGTATCATGTATGGGAGAAGCAATGGATCATCCGAAGGTATATTACGCAGTACCGGAGGAAGGTTATGTTAAATGCAATTATTGTGATATAAAATTTATGCGTAAGAAGGAAGACGACGATGGCAATAGGAGTAACTCTTGAACTACGCAACTTTACAGGCAAAGTTGGAAGATGTGAAAAGGATCACGTAGTAGAAATATTGTCAAATGGCTTTGGCTTTTGTGCCGAATGTGCTGACGAAATAGATGGATACCACACTTTGTATGTTGCTCCTCCAGGATTTCAAACACCAGGTTCAGGAGATTATGAAGTATGATAGAACAGAAATTTACACACAAGGTAGATCCAAGATCAATACATGCAGATCAACGTAAAAGAGATACAAGACGTGATGCTTGGGATCGTGATTACATGCCTGCTGATTGGGTAAAGCCTGAACAACAAACTGATAAAAGAATTGAAAATGCAAAACCAGTTTTTCTTTTTGCATTTTTCTATATTTGTATTTTAATAATGATTGATGCACAAGGATGAAAAAATGAAAATTATCGCAGGCCCATGCCAACATGAAAGCGTATTAGAATCTTGGGAAATAGCATCTCATTGTCGTAGGATCTGTAAGGAGTTAGGATTTGATTATTATTTTAAAGCAAGTTTTGACAAAGCTAACAGAAGCAGTAACACTGGAATAAGAGGTGTAGGGTTCGATAAGACATTAAAAGATTTTAGACTTATCAAAGAAAAACATGGTAACGAATTAAAAATACTTACAGATGTTCATACAGTAGAACAAATTGAAACTATCAGTAACAATCATAATGATATAATAGATGTTTTACAGATACCTGCTTTTTTATGTAGGCAAACAGATCTGTTACAGGCGGCATGTGCTACAGATAAAATAGTCAACATAAAGAAAGGACAATTCCTTGCACCGTGGGATATGAAAGGTATATTAACTAAGACAGAAGGTGCTAAAGAAGTTTGGATTACTGAAAGGGGAACTAGTTTTGGATATAATACATTGGTTGTCGACTTTACCGGTCTTGACTATATGCTTAACAATTACGATAATGATATTGTATTTGATGTTACACACTCGGTTCAAAAACCAGGTGGTTTGGGTGGATCATCTGGCGGCAACAGAGACTATGTTCCCGGACTTGCTAGAGCAGGATCGGCATTAGGCATCAAAAGTTTTTTCCTTGAAGTTCATAGAGACCCAGATAATGCACCAAGTGACGGACCTAACATGTTACATATAAAAGATTTTGAAAGGACTATAAATGAAATCAACAGCTATTCTTATACCGGCTAGATTACAAAGCACAAGATATCCAGACAAAATGCTTACACTACTTGACGGCAAACCTTTGATACAAAGAGTGTTTGATGCCTGTAGGGAAACTGATTTTGATGTTTATGTTGTAACCGATAGTAAACGGATAGCCAGTCTTGTTACTAATCATGTAATGACTGGAGATGCAAGTAATGGAACTGAAAGATGTGCCATAGCGGCACGTGATTTGAATTACGATTATTATATTAACGTGCAAGGGGATATGCCAGATGTAACTCCTACAATGATACATGCAGTAGCAGATTATCTCAAATATTATCCAGTGACTACATTGTTTACTGATATGACAAAAGAAGAGCAGAACAAACCAAGTTCTGTAAAAATGGTACGTTCCGGAGATACTGCACTTTGGTTCGGTAGAGGGATGACAGGTTATGGTGATTGGCATTTAGGAATATATGGTTATAGGGAAGATGCTTTGGCATTGTATCCTTCGCTGGAAGTAACATTAGAAGAACGGGTAGAACAATTAGAACAACTACGTTGGTTAAAGGCAGGTTGGACCGTAGGTTGTACTAGAGTAGATTTTAGCGGAGTAGAAATTAATACGCAAGAAGATATCTACTTATGGAATTATAAAAATGAGCGAACGCAAAATAAATCAGTGGGCATTTCCTAAAATAAAGCAATTTAGAACTTACATAGATGTAGGTGCTCATAATGGTGATACTTCTATTCCTTTTGTATCAAAATTCAAAAGGGTATATGCATTCGAACCAAATCCCGAAACACATATTTTGATACCAGAATCAATTAAAACATATCCCTATGCTTTAGGTGATAAGGAAATTGAAACTGTATTGATTATACCTAATAATGGTAAAAATGATGACAGACATGGTAGCACAGTAAGGCATACATCTGGTATAAGACAATTCAGTGTTACTCAAAAAACTTTAGACAGTTTTGAATTTAAGGAAGTTGATTTTATTAAAATTGACGTAGAAGGTGCTGAAATGAACGTTTTGAATGGTGCAGTAAATACTATTTTAAATTGGAAACCTGTTGTTATGTTTGAAAATAAATTGGGCAAAAATGATTTAGTGGTTGACTTTTTTAGAGGATTAAGTTATAATGTTAAGAAATATAAAAGTGATTGGATAGCATGGTATGAATAAATTGCCTTTGAAAGATGTACTTGCGGCTATTGATATGGGTGCAAAAGAGATATGGGACGAGCTGTCTAATGATGAAAAGAAACAAGTAAGTTTCTATTTGTTGAATAGATATGTAAGTTCACAAAAAGGATCAAGGGACAGCCAAGAACTTGCAGTGTTCAAGACAAATGAATATTACAACAAAAACTTCTTCAATATACAGAAGCACAAAAAATTATTATGGCAACTATTGTGCATTGCAGGTAACACAAAAAATATTCAGTATCATGAATGGATTGGATACAAACATAAGAAAGGTGATAATTCTAAAGCAGTAAAGTTTCTACAAAAAATTTATGAAAATAAAAAACAAGACGAAATTGACATGATGGCAAAACTATCAACCAAAAAAGAACTTATGGCATTAGCAAAAGATTTTGGAATAGATGAGGTAAAACTTTGAAAAGACTTTTTGCATTTGGTTGTAGTTATACCAAGTATTTTTATCCTACTTGGGCAGATATTCTAATTGCAAATTTTGATCATGGTTGGAACTGTGGACACATTGGTAGTAGTAATCAATTGATTGCAAACCGTATATGGGAAACATTTATCAAAACCGATTTGACAGAAGATGATATCATTGTAATCAATTGGACAAATTATTTTAGAGAAGATAGATATCATACAAAAACCGGATGGCATACACCTGGAAATGTTTTTAATAATTTAAGTCAAAAATCTTTTACACTCAATAACTACAATTACAACACAGATGTTG